GGGCCATGCATCCTCACGCCAGCGCCGGATCGCGATAGGGCCAGAGCACGCGATCGATCGCCTCCCAGTGTTCCGCGTCGCCGGCGCCGGCGGCGGCATCGCCGCGATTGGCGAACAGGTGGCCGACATGGAGCAGCACCGCCGACTGCACGGGCTCGGGTACCGTGACCGCATCCCAGCTCGGATCGGCCTGCGCCTTGAGCAGACCGACCACGACGGCCGAGGCTTGCGCGATCTTCAGCGTCAGATCGGCATCGTCGCGCGTATCAGCCGGCGGGATCTTCAGGTGCGTTTTGGCATCCGCGAGCGAGACGAGCGGCACGGTCGCCATCACGCGCCCCCTCGCGCATCTTTGCCGTCGCGCCCGCGCTTGACGACGAGCTTCCAGGCTTTCGAGCCCTCCAGCGGTTTCGTACTACTCGCTTCCCCGCAGCGCCATTCCGACCCTTCCCACGTGACGCGATCACCGACCTGGTAGCTCTTGCCCGGCTCGTAGACGCCGCGATAGATGTCGATCGGGAGCGCGAGCGTCGCGAGCGTCTTGACCTGGTCGCCGCGCGCGACCTTCACGGCCACCGTGCGCTCGCCGTCGTACTCCGCCTGCAGATCCCCACACCCGAGGCCCTCCGGACCGGGCGGACCGGGCGGGCCTGCCACCGGCGCCCGCGCCTCGACGACCGCGACCCGCTCGCGCAGGGCGCCCAGGACCGGCGCGACGTCGGCCAGCGCCGCGGCGCCGGCCTCGAGCCGCACCACGCGATCCCGCAGCGTCGGCAGGTCGGCCAGCGTCGGGCGGTCGGTCTCGAGGGCCGTCACGCGCGCCGTGACGGTCTGCAGGGTCGCGACCTGCTCGGCCTGCGCCGTGGTCACGATCTCGCGCAGCACGGGCGCCAGCCCGCGCACAATGGCCGCCAGGTCCTCACGCGTCATACGCTCGCCCTCCACCAGGCGCGGAGGTCGGCCGCGGCCTCCTCACTGATCGCCGCGTCGTCGAGCTCCTCGGCCGGCGGCGCGGGCGGCGCGGGTTTCGCAAACGGGTCGGCGGCATCGCGCGCGGCCAGGGCCGCGAGGCTGTACATCTGTTGCTGCAGGTACGGCGTCGCCCCGCCCCGGACCGGCGGCAGGTTGTAGAACTTTTTCCGGACCTCATTGGGCGCCATGCCCGACACGATCGCGTCGCCTGCCGCCTTGCCGCGCGTCTCGGCATTCATCCAGATCAGATCATCAATGTCGAACTCGGTCCCGAGCGTCGGCCGCGGGAACTCGAGCCCGTGATCGATCACCTGCTCGGCGCTCACCAGCAGCCGCTGCAGCGATTGCGAGTAGTACAGCTGAATCAACGGATCGACGTTCGCGTACGGCGGCGGCGGCCCGATCTGCGCCATGTAGGCGGGCACGTGATAGACCGCGCAGATCATCTCGGCCGTCCACTTCAGCTGATCGATCAGCTGCGCATCGACCGCGTTGTACGACAGCGGCTCGTACTTCAGGTTGTCGCCGAGCACCGCGACCTTGCCGATATTGGTCCCGGTGAAATTGGCCTCCCAGTACTCCTTGAGCCGCTTGACCGTGTCATCGCTCACCCGGCCCGGCGCCAGGAGCACGCCGCCCGGCTTGCTGCCGTTGCGAAAAAACACTTCGCTGTTACGGCTGATCGTCACGCCGTGCGACGCAGCCAGCGAGGCGCCGAAGATCGGCGAGACGCCGCAGAGCGGATGGAAGGGCGCCATCATCCGGTCGTGCATGATCTCGCGCGCCGGGATCGCCGGCGGCAGGACCGCGTCGAGCCCGGCGAGCTCGGCGCGCGTCACCTGATACCAGACGCTGCCATCGCCGGCGACGAGCGGCGTGACGGCCGTCGGGTCGAGGAGATAGAGCGCCTTCACGACGCCGCGCTCGTCACGGTGCTTGAGCGCGTACGTGTTGCCGTGGACCAGCTTTGAGACGTGCCACTGCTGCAGAAACTGAAACGGGACCTGATAGCGATTCGGCCGGCGCAGCAGCGGCGAGTACGCCGGGTTGTCGACCTCGAGCCAGATCCCGTCGCTCGTCTGCTCGACCAGCCGCCACCGCAGCTTGGCGCAGTCGCTCGAGATGAGATCGACGCAGGCAAACACCGGCGCATAGCTGAGCGCCGTCTCGTCGCTGATCTCGACGTTGCGCTGCCAGGCGCCGGTGAACGGCTCATGCACGACCGGGATCCAGGTGTCGCCGCGCGGCGACGCCGCCGGGACCATCGCCCGGGGCGTGCGCGCGAGCGTCAGGGAATAGCCGCCTGGCAGCCGCATGATGCGTGACTTACTTCTTGCCGTTCTTGCCTTCGGCGGCCGGAGCCTCCATCGCCTGCGGCGCCGGGATCGTGTACCCGGCGTTGTTCACGTACTTCACGGCGTTCGCGTTGGCCTTAAGCCACGAGATGAACCACTCCGCGCGCAGGCCGATGAGGTTTTCCTGCCACAGCGACCGGTAGACCGTGGTCGCATCGGCCGGCGACGCCGGCGCGCTGTCCATTTGCAAGGAGGCTTCCTGGCTCACGTCGACCGTGACGCCGCCCTCATCGTTGTAGAGAATCAATTGCGGCAGCAGCCCGATCACGTTCGACCCCGCCGCCGCACTGGTGACGACCTTGAGTCCGTTGACCGTGCCGCCGCCGACGCTCAGATCCGGGAACCGCAGCGCGCCGGTGGTCTCCCGCTGAAACGACAGGATCAGCGCGTTCGAGGGCGACATGATGTAGGTCAGTCCGTCGATGGGGAGCCCGGCCGCGGTAAACGCGCTCGCGATCTGGACGATGTCACTGAGTGGGCCGATGCTCGACAGCGGCGTCACGCCGTTGGTGATGCTCGCGGGATTCACATTCGCCACCGCCGCCACCGCGGGATCGATGAACTGCTGATCGACGAACTTGGTGATCCCTTTGATCATGCTGTCGCGCGCCAGCTCCTCGGCCGAGGGCGACGAGGACATCGCCAGCTCTTTGGTCATCACGATGATGCCGGTGGCCTTCGCGATCGGCAGGACGAAGGACGCGAAGACCAGACTGGTGACCGGCTTCGGTTTGCCCTCGCCCGTCCAGTTGTACGTCCCGCCGCCGGTCTGCGCCGGGACCTTGATATTCCACGGCACCTTTTGCATCCCGGTGATCTGCCCGATCGCCGTCCGCGGCCAGAGCAGCGCGACAAACTCCGCGGTCGCGCCGACGAGCTCCGCGGCCCAGCCGACGCCCGTCGTGGTACCCGGGGCCACCGCCGCCTTGACGTGGAGTGCCACCTCCGGCGCCTCCGGCCACCGTTGGGCGGCATACTGCACGACGTCCATGTTTTTGCCGTAGCACGCCAGGTGCGCCAGCATCGCGCGCGTGAACACCGCGCCGGGCATCGCATTCGATTTCACGCTGATCGGCTTGACCGGGACCGCGGGCCGGCCGTTCGCGGTCGCCGGGACCGGCGTCGCCGTGGTCACGAGGGATTTCTCGAGCGCACGCCAGCGGACGAGGTCCTGATCGATGCGATCGATCTCGCCCCGCAGCGTGTCGTGCTCCTCGGCCTGCGTGCCGTCGAGGGTTTGATGGGCCTCGGCGGCGGCCGTCATGATCGCCACCATGCGCGCCTGTTTCGCGGCGCGCGTCGCTTCGTAACTCTGGATCTGTTCGCCGACGGTTTGAGTGGTCATCGCGGCTCCGGGCGCTCGGCTCGAGCGCAGTAAGGGAATGGCGCCGGCGTCGCCCGGCTCGGTGGTCAGGCCCGCCGCGGCCCGGTAGGCGACGTCCAGGGCGGCCACGCGGTCGATCGTCGCGTCGACGTTCGCCGGGACCGTGACCAGGGACAGCTCGCAGATTTCGCTCTTGTGAAACCGGACCGTGCCATCGGCACGGAGCTCGATCGACGCGTCATCGATCGGGCGCCAGCCCACCGAGACGCCTTTGATCAGCGGCGGCTCGGACGTGATCGACGTCCACGCGCGATCGACCTCGTCCTTGACCGGTCCGGCCTCGTCAATCACCGGGAGCTCGGCCTCGAACGTGATCGCGTCTTTGCCCTTGCGCAGCCGCGCCACCCCGACCGGCGTTTCCCGGTGGTGATGCAGCAGCAGCGGGATCTCCGCCGCGAACGTCGCGCCGGCGACCTCGAGAATGTGTTTTTGTCGATCGGGTTTCGGCGTCGACGCCGTGCCGCGGATCCGCCGGCGGCCCGCCGTGTCGTCGATCGCCTTGAGCTCGAGGAGAAACGCGCGCCGGTACAGCTCGGCCACGGCCGACGATCGTAGGGCGATCGACGGGCGGCGACGTTTGTACCTAAGGGAAAAAGAGCCCCAGCGCGCTGGAACCGTGGAACCGTGGAACCCTGGAACTACCGGCGGCGCGTCAGTCGGCGCACGACGATCCGGCGCACGATCGCCGAGACGCTTTCCTCCCGCGCCGCGGCCAGGCGCAGCAGCCGATCGTATTCCGTCGCCCGGAGCCAGGTCCCGACGGCGACGCCGGGCACCGGGGCCCGCGGCCGCCCGCGTTTGATCCCCGCCGCGGTCTGCTGCTCGCTCATGGGTTACGCTCCCGGGCCGACGATCACGAGCTGATACTCCGGATCCGTGTCGACGCTGATCCACCCGGCGATCGCCATCACCGCCGCCACGATCCCGTCCACCTTTTGCGGACTGCGCGCCTTGTCGATCTTGCGATTGCCCGCCGAGTCGCTCCGCGTCACGACATTATCGGCCATCCAGCGCAGGACGGGGTCGCCGCCGTGATGGAAGCGCCGCCCCTCGAGCAGATCGAAAAACGTTTTCGTCGGCGCCGCCATGCTCAAAAACCCCTGGCCCATCGCCGCCATCACCACGCCCTCGGCCGTGAGATTCGACGCCAGGCGCAGCCCTTGAAACAACCGATCGATCCGGCTCGCGACCAGGCGCACGGCGCCGGCGTCGGCGAGGATCGCCGCCTCGATCGCGGGCTCGTCGGCGACGTTGCCCGGCGTCAGCGTCAGCACGCCCTGATCGGCCCACTGCTTGTAGAGCGTCTTATTGCGGTGCCGCGACGCCGGCCCGATCACCGCCTCGGGGAGCCAGAACTGCGCGCGCACGTCGATCGCCTTGGGATCATGCGGGCAGCTCGCGACGCGCACCCAGGCCGAGAGATCCGACGTCCCGCCCAGGTCGAGCCCGCCGTACCAGGCGCGGCCGTCGCTGGGATTATTAGGAGTATTAGTACCGTCGGCGGTGAGCGCGTGCCGGTGGTTCTCATCCCACACGCGCAGATCGATCGCGCGCGTCGCCTGCTGCACCCAGATATTGAGCCGGTACCGTTGAAAATCGTTCTGCTTGTCGAGACTCGCCGCGGCCTCGCGCGCGTGCTCTTCGAATTGATCGGCGCGCACCGTGACGCCGTACGACGGGTTGGCGGCGCGCCACACGGCCCGGCGGCGCCAATTCGCTTTGGGCGGCGCCTCATAGACCAGCGCGAAAAATGACCAGTCGTCACGCGTCCCGTCGAGCACGTGTGTCGCGTACTGGTACTGCTCCCACCCGATCGACGCCGGATCGTAGATCCCCGCCGTCGAGATCGACAACAGCAGCGGCTGCCGCCGGGCCGCGCCGGCGTAGGCCAGCGTCGACCACAGCCCGCGATCCTGCAGCGCGTGCAGCTCGTCGATGATCACGCCGTGCGCGTTGATCCCCTCTTTCGCGGGGACGTCGGCCGAGAGCGCCTTGTAGAACGCCGCCATCCGTTCGTAGGCGATCGTCTTGCGCGAATCGATCGGATGCAGCCGCGACGCCAGCGCCGGCGACTGGCGCACCATCGCCGCGCATTCGCGATAGATCAGGCCCGACTGATCCTTGTCGTTCGCGCCGCTGTAGACCTCGGCGCCGGGCTCGCGATCGGCGACCAGGAGGTACAGCGTGATCACCGAGGCGCAGGACGTCTTGCCGTTTTTTTTCGGGATCCACACGCCGCCGCGCCGGTAGCGCCGCGTGCCGTCGGCCCGCTTCCAGCCAAACAGCGGGCCAAACCAGTGCTCGCGCTGCTGCTGGTCACGGGACAGCACCGCGTCGACC